CCGATCTCTCGTGACCCGTGGCAGATGCCATAGTTTTCTGCACAAGGATTGGGGCGACTATCAGGCGGAAGACGCCCAATTCGCCACGGGGGACGGAACGACCAAAACGTTCCAGCTCAAGAAAACCACTGTAATAGCTGGAACGACCGCAACCTATGTGCGAACGATAACGCACCCGGTCGCTGGCGTCACGGTATCGGTTAACGGCGTTGCTACTCCTGCCACTGTATCGACCACGACGGGCTAGGTGACCTTCGCTTCAGCACCGGCAAACGCATCCGTCATCACATGGTCGGGTGAGTTTCGCGTGCCCGTAAGATTCGACAATGACTATCTCCCGTTCAGCCTTGATAACCGCAGATCGGATGGCTATGCGAATAACGGAAGCATTGACTTGATCGAAGTGCTTGGCGAGGAAGACGATGCCACGTAACGTGCCTGCAGCACTCGCGGCCCACATAGCATCATCGGGCCATACGCTTTGCTATCTGCTAAAGATCATGCCTACATCATCGTCATAGGCAGAGATGTTTGGTCTAACGTCGCTGGACGCAGATGTAACCTACGATGACACATCTGGCGATGGCAATGTCACCTACCGGGCGAAGCGTGGCTTCACGCCGTTAGATCTCGACACAAGCGCCGACCTAAGCGTAGACAACACCGAGGCATCTGGACTGCTTGCCGAATATCCCGCCGATGGCGTGACGGCAGAGGGCATCGCACGCGGCGACTACGACGGCGCCCGCTTCATCCAGTACCTCGTTAACTACGAAGACCTGACCATGGGTCACGTCATCATCGATTCCGGCCAAGTTGGCCAGATCAAGATGATCGATGACGCCACATGCAAGATCGAACTGCGCTCGCTCACGCAGATTCTGAAACAGAACTCCATCATCGAACTGACATCGATCACCTGCCGTGCGAAGTTTGGCGATGAGCGATGCAAGATGCCACTGGATTGGTACAACGGGACCGTTGACACCGTGGGCGCTGAAACCGATCGCGAGTTTACCATTGACGCGACGGACGGCATCACCAAGGACGTAACGAACGCGCTGTTCTTCACTGGCGACGGCACGACGGTAACCGCGCAGCTCAAGACCTCAGCTGGCATCGACGTAACGTCCGGCTATGTGATCTCTGAGATTCGCGTTGGCGGCGTGGCTACTACGGCTTATACCGACGATGGCGCAGGACTGCTTACCTTCGATACCGCGCCCGCATCTGCCGCAGAGGTTCGATGGGACGGCACCACATCGGTTGCCGCGCCCGATGGGTATTTCGTCCCCGGCGTCGTGCAGTGGCTCAGTGGCGACAACGAAGGGCGGGAAAATGAGATTGAGGAATACATCGCCGCGACCATGACGGCAACGTTTGTGATCCCGACGTACAAGCCCATCCAATCTGGCGACACCTTCAAGATTCGCCGCGACTGTGACAAGTCCAAGTCGATGTGCAAGGACTACGACAACCTGCCGAACATGCGGTCCGAGGCCGACTTGCCGCGCGGTGATGCGACGTCGCTTCAAGCGCCTGGAGGCTTCTGACATGCGCGCCATCGGTCCACCACTGAGCGACAAGGAGCGTCTCGCATTCATCGCCGAGGCGCGATCGTATGTTAACCCGCCCGTTCGTTTCCGGCACCAAGGCAGGTCACGTCGCGGGGTAGATTGCGCCGGGCTGCTGTTGGTCAGCATGGCGGCTATCGGGCGCCCTATCAAAGACCTGACTGGCTACCAGCGCGAGCCACTTAACGGCGGATTGCGCGCCATGCTAGTGGCCAATCTTGGCGAGCCCGTGCCAACGGAAAGTATGCGTGCCGGTGACGTGGTGATGATGCGTTTCCTAGGTGCACCAACCCATGTCGCCCTGATTGCCGATCACCCACATGGCGGTCTGTCGCTCATCCATTCCTTTGCACAGGTAAAGAAGGTGGTTGAGCACGGCATAGACGCCGAGTGGATGGATCACATTGTCGAGGTGTGGCGTCCATGAGCGGCCGGCAAGTAGGAACCGTCGTTGGTGGACTCATTGGCGCGTACTTTGGTGGCGCGAGTGGTGCGCAGTACGGCATGGCCATCGGCGGCGCGATCGGCGGCGCTGTGGCGCCTGATCACATCTACGGGCCAAAGATCGGCGACGGGCAGCAGCAGTCAGCGACAGATGGCGCGCCCATCGCGTGGGTGCAAGGAACTGCGCTGGTCGCGGGCACGCTGGTGCAGGTCAGCGAGCGTCGCCAGATCAAACACGAGGACGACGGCAAGGGTAGCGGCACAGTCAATGTCAGCTACACCGCCGAACAAGACTTCGCCATTCTCGTCTGCGAATCATGCGAGCTGCGGGATAGCACGGTCGAATCCATCCTGATGGTTATTCAGGACGGAAAGATCGTCTATGACGTGCGAGACGGCAGCCACTATTCCGACCCAGACACGGGCGGCACCGTAACAAGGGTTATCGGGCTCAGCCAGAACTGGAAAAGCAATGTCGATTTCATGTTTGGCGCTGAAGACCAGATGCCACACCCAACGCTTGAGGCGATCACGGGAGTTGGCAATACGCTGGCATACCGTGGAGTCGTGACGGCTGTGTTCAAGAACTTCGATGTGACGTCGGCAGGTGATCGCATCCCTAGTTTTCAGTTTCTCGTGGCTACAAAGGCAACGGACATCACTGGTGACAACGTGCTTGATACAGTCACAACGTTAACTGACGTCGGTTACCAGAAATGACTTCACCATATCAAACATCTGTAGTTGGGTGCGTGCAGCGGATACCAATGGATCTTCTGCCAAATAGCACGCTTTACATCACTGACGTTCCTAATTGGGCAAATTACCGCTGGGTCGTGCAACCACTCTATGGGCAGCATATGGACGCCTCGATAACATATATCCATGAGGCCGACTCCTACCTTGCAGACACCAACACCCGTGGCGTATTCGATACAGGATGGATGCAAGACACCGCTTCGGGTTATGCGCGGGGCGATGTAATTGATGCTGCCGACGTTAAATCTAGGCAATGGTATATCGACCGTAGCCTTCCGGTACCCCGCACCGTCAAGGGTTCAATATTAGGACTTCCCTTTGCTATTCCTCTGGGGTGGGATTGCGCTGGCGTCCAAGTTACTAGCTTTGTCTATTTTGGACCTAATGACGCGAACACCCAAAACCTCACTTTCCAGACGCTCGATCCTGGCGGCTTAGAACTGCTGTGGATTCCTGGCGGCTATTACGTTGACACCACCACCGGAGAAATCTATCGAGACAGCCATCACGAACCTTACACCGGTGGCAAGTTCTCAATCGGCAGCGAGAAGCTGAGCGACATATGTTCGCGCGTTGCAAAGCGCGGCGGACTTGATGCATCCGACATTGATGTAACGGCGCTGGGCGACACCACCGTAAAGGGCTACCCCATCGCGCGCCAAGCGAATGCGGCGGATTGCCTTCGTCCTTTGCTTGCTGCCTATTTCGCCTTCGCGTCCGAATATGACGCCAAGCTTAGGTTCCGCTACTACGGCGACGACGCGGCGATCGAGATTGATCGAGACGACCTGATCGAGGGTAACGACGGGAACGACGGCGCCATTGTCAGCAATCTTCGCAACCAAGCCACCGAGTTTCCGCGCCGCATCGTAGCGACCTACATCGATCCTGCGCAGAACTACTCAGCCGTGCAGGTTGCAGATGAGCGGCGAGCCGAAGGGGTTATTGCTATCGGCGATCAGTCATTCGAGATTCCCGTGGTCATGACGGCAGATGAGGCTACGCAAGCCACTAAAAAGGCCATGAAGGTCACCTATGCCACGCTGGAGGGTACGCTTGAATATTCCACGCCTTTCGCTGGCGCGGATGTTTATCTGAAGCTTGCAGCTGGTGAGGCGCTGACATTCCAAGGCAAGCGATACGTAATGGATAATCTAGTCCTTGGCAACGGCACGCTGAAGCTTACGACACGTTACGACCGCCAGAGCGCCTACCGGTCTAACGCGCAGGCAATAATAGGCAATCTACCAATGGTTCCAACATCGCCATATTCTGGACCGACTAACCTCATCGCAATGAACCTGCCGTCATTGCGACCACAGGATACCTACGGGATATATCTCGCTGCGGCTGGAGCCTATGCTGGCAATGCATGGCGCGGCTGCACCGTCCAGGTGTCGTACGACGGGCAGGCAAGCTGGCAGAACGCAGTACAGATCAGCGAGGCGTCAGTGATGGGGTCAATGGCCATCGCCGAGCCTACGGGCGGAGAGCCACTTACGGTGAGCGTGAACGGTGATCTTGACTCCGTGACGACAGAGCAGATCGCGGCAAATGCCAACGCATTCGCCATTGTCCACGCGGATGGCGCGGAGATTGGCCAGTTCCAGACGGCCACAGAAACAACGTCCGGCGATTACGAGTTGACGGACGTCATCCGTGGCGGCCTTGGAACGACTGAAGCGCCAGCAGAAACTGGCGAGCCGTTCGTCATGCTCAATGCCGTTTACTTCCTGCCCATCGACGCCTCGTTCAAGGGCAAGTCGATCTATTTCCGCGCCGTTGGCTATGGCGACACCGCAGAGAGCGCGCAAGTTACATCTATCGTCTACAGCCCGGATACCACCGTCATTCACGACGGCGGCGAGGTCACTGTCTAATGCCGACCATCGAAGATAGATTCAAAATTCGCCGTGGTACGGCCACGGATCTCGCGTCTGTTAATGAGGTGCCCCTTAAAGGCGAGTTTGTATGGGAGACGGACCAAGGACTCGTTGATGGCAAGTACAAACTAAAGATTGGCGATGGCGTAACGCATTACAATGATCTCGCCTACCTGCAACTCGGCGGCGGCGTGGAAACCATCACCCCAGGTTCTGGCGTAGCGGTAGACTCGACTGACCCGAAGAATCCCGTAGTCTCATCTACTCTTGGTAGTATTGCACTGTCTGGAAATCCGCTGAATTACGCTGCGCTTCCAAGCGGATTGACAAGCGGAGATTCGGGAAAGGCTTACTTACTAAAATCGGATAACCTTATCTACATATGGAACGGAAGTTCCTTCCCCGCGAGCGGTTCGGGCGTCTCCCCATATCCTCCGACCGACGTATACGCTTACGCAACCACATGCCTAATACAAACCAATCCTTGCGGCCTTCTTGATCGTGCACTACCTGGGCGTTGGCAATTGTCTGGTAACGCCACGATTGACGCGGTCAACGGGGTTGACTTTGGCACGACTGGGTTTTTATACAAATCAGTTCCTGAGCTAATTGGCGCATCTGATTTCACGGTCGAAGGGGTGTTTAAGCCATCCTCGGTAACGGGGACTCGTGAGTTGTTCGCTTGGAGTGACGGTACTGCGACGTCTACCGCCACTTTGTTCTCGTTGTTTTTGGAAATTACCGCAGGAAAGCTTAGGGCGACACTTCGTAATGGAGGGGCCTCCAACGCAGACTTCACTACTGCATCAACAGTCGTATCAGCGGGTACCGAGTACCACATTGCGGTCACGGTCTCAGCAACCACGATGACCATATGGGTGAACGGCTCTAATGTAGGGTCGGCAACTCTGACGGGCACGCGTGGAACAGGGCAGTCAAATTTACGTATTGGACAACTTCAAGCAAATGATCTGCGGCAGTTTTCTGGAAAAATGAAGGCATTTCGCGTCACTTCTGGCGTCGCTAGGTATACGTCCAGCTTTACGCCGAGAGTGTTGCCATGGCCGTTCTTGTGACGACTGCAGCCACAACTGCCTCAATCCCTACCCATTCGCCGCTGGCACCCAGCTTATCCAAGCAACGGCCGCGCACCCTGAACGCCTCCGGCATCCGCTCAATTTCGCCGGCCCCAAGTACATGGCCATAGTTCGCCGTGGCCAACGCCATGCCAGTGATCTCGTTCTCCCGATGCCATGGAAGGCACAATTGCCCGCGCCCCGTGTCCAGGCACGCATGCGCGATTCCTTGCGACCCATGGTGCACAACGTAATCAGCGCGGCGCAGTTCGTCCAGAAGATCGAACTCGCCCAACGGTGACGGGCCGTTCTTGATGTGCACGCGCACATCGGCTGGTAACTGATCAAGCACGCGCTGCAATCCGGGATAGTTCCAGTCCAGATAGGCGAACGTGCCATTGCCCTCTGGCAGCCGTTCATAGCGATGGAGTGGCCCCGCGTGGCCCTCGCGCTTGTACGGGTCGAGCAGCGGATAGCAGAGCGGGACAGACCTGTCTGCCGCCTTGCACGGCGGCGCGTAGGGGTAGCCCTCGTCCTCTGGCTTGACGAACGCCATCGGCGCGGATTCCGGCGCATCCGGCGCGATGCCGTATGGCGTGCCGAAAGCGATCGTCGGGATCTTGCCCGATAGCGCCGTCACGGCCCGTGGTGCCGACTCAGCGACGAGAATGTCCGCCCGGGCATTGAGCCAGCACGACATGTCATCGGTAGCCATTGCGGCAAGAATGTCGGTGAACACTCTGGCGCGGCGTTGATCGAACTGTGGACGTGGTGTCGGGCCTACGGAGACTTTTGCGCGCGGCATCATGGCCCGCGCCTGCTTGGCGTAGGCAGCAGGGACCATCGCTATCACGTCCTGCGAAGCAATCGCCTCGTGATTGGCCAGAGCCGCGATGTTCCGCAAGTGCCCGTGGCCGTCACCCACTTCCCACGCGATGAGAATCTTCATGCAGCTACCTTGGTTGACGTGCGTTCAGGCGCGGGCCGATGGCTTGGGCTTCTTGCGCGCCACCGCTCTTTCCGCAGCATCCGCGACCTTGCGCATCAACGTATAAGTGTCACCCGATTTGACGGTTCGGCCATTCGGAAGGACGACGGAGTAACTACCCTGGTGATACTTGGCGTGTTCCGCTACGTAGTCGCTTACGGCATCCATGCGCTCACCGCAACGGTTAAACAACGCCCACGGATCGGCATCGAAGTCGTGTTTTTCCTCCGCTCTACAGCGGACGCATGTGCAGTTCTTTCTGCCGTTGAGATCGTCATCAATGATCGTGAGTTCGGCGCCGCATGAAATGCAATGATCAGCCATGTCAAACCCTCTGTAGAAATCCGGGCAAATTCCGGGCAATTCTGTTAGCGATGGCTTGAAATGGTGGCCGGGGACGGAATCGAACCGCCGACACGGGGATTTTCAAGCCTGCCGCCAGCTTACTAAGTGTTGATTTCTAAAGCAATGTTTAATCCTTGCCCAGTAACCCTGTAGCCCAAGAAAGCGGGCTTGCAAGGCATTTGCCTAGGAGCGCTCGGGCAAATTCCGGGCAAATCCTTCGACCCTTGCCGCGTCGCTCGCTAGATGCTCCGGCGACAGGTGCGCATAGCGCAAAACAGACTGTATCGAGCGCCATCCGCCAAGCTCCATCAGCGTGCGCAGCGACGTCCCTGCCATGACGTGCCAGCTCGCCCAAGTGTGCCGCAAATCATGCCACGTCAGCGGCGCAATGCCTGCCCGAACCTGTGCCGCCTTGAAGCCGTGATTGTTCGCGCGATCGTATGGCTTGCCAGCTTCGTTCGGGAACACCCAGCGCCCATGCTGTCCGTGTTGCGCCTTCAGCACGTCGATAGCGTCGCGGTTGAGCGGCAGGCCAATCGGCTTCTTGCCCTTCGCCGCACCAGCCCTGACCCACATCACCCGGCGCGACAGATCCACCTTGCTCCATTCCAGGCGCAAGACGTTCTGTTCGCGTAAGCCCGTGGCCAGGGCGAACAGGTACAGCGGCTGCAAGTGTGCGGCGAGCTCGGCATAGAGCTCGGCCGCCTCGGCCTTGCTCAACCAGCGATAATCCTCCCGTGGCGGCGACTTGAGCTCGACGGCAGGCGGTGCAGCCAACCACCCCCGTTTGTTGGCATCGCGCAGAATCGAGCGGATCAGAGCGAGCATCTTGTCCACCGTCGCTAGTGAGGTGAGCTCGCTGGTAAATGGCTCGCCGGTATTCTTGTTCCGGCGCTTGTCCTTCGGCTCGGATCGGCGGGCATCGGCCACAGCCTTGAGCGCGTCCGCGTCAATCTCGTCAAGATATAGAGCTCGAAAATGCGGGTCAAGCCACCGTAGATTGTGCAGGTCTTTCGACAGACTGCGTTTGTGTTGGTGGTCGTCAAGCCACGCGGTTACGGCCTCGGTCCACAGTCGGCGCGGTTTCTCGCCTAGTCGCGCGACCCGGTAGTGTTCCGCGTGGAGCTTCGACGCCCACTCGGTTGCAAGGGCGCGGTCTGTAGTCCCAGCGCTTCGATATACCTCTGATCCATTGGGCGCGGTGAAGCGGACCCACAGGATGCCTTTCTTGCCGCGAGGCTTGAGGGTGTAGGGCTTTGCGGCCATATCGGCTGTTTCGTTCCTGCGAGGTATGCGTCCAGGGCCGGCTTGTGGAATCGCCAGCGTCCACCGATCTTACGCCCCGGCGGTCCCTCGCCCTTGCGCTTCCAGTCGCGCAACGTGACCGGATGAAAGCCCAGATAGGCCGCGGCCTGCATCAAGTCCATGACCTCGGGCCATAGCTTTTCGGCTGCGCTCACGATTTGCCCGCCTCCCGCCACAATGCCCGCACCTTCTCCCACTCGCGCCTATCCATGTCCATGCCGAGTGGCTTGTACTCCGCGCCTTCTGCTCGCGCCTGGTCATCGCGCCTGAAGTCTTCCTCAAGGTCACGCTGAATCACGAAACGCGCACGTTCGGCCAGCGTAGGCCACAAGCGAACAAGCCATTCAGCGCCATAGCCGACCATGTACGTGCGGCGCCCTACGCAATAGCGAAAGGCGGCAATAACCATGATGTCGTCGGGGCCGTAGTCTGCAGATCGGTCCAGTGTCGCGTCGGTGTTTTCTTGTGCGGTCATTCTGGCTGCTCCGGTGTGTGCGTGTTGCCGCATCGTTCTCGCGCAGCCTTCAGCGTCACATCCTCGAAGCCCGCATGGTAAACAAGGCACTTGTCATCCCATTCGGGCAAGGTAGTGCCATCCGCCAGCTTTGCCGAAACTTCCGGGAAATCCTCCCAGCGCTCAATCCCTGATTTCTGTTCAAGGGCTTCGGCTTCAGTCTCTGCCATTACGTAGGCAGACCTCTCAATTCGGACAATCCAAAGCCTCATTCCCCAGCCTCCCGCGCGCTGTCGTTCATCACGATCATCCTGATCCTCGTCATGCTGGTAACCGGCCAGTCCCACGGCACGGCGTAATCACCGGGCCTGATGCCTCGCGCAAGCTGCGATCCGGTCACGGTTACCATCGGCGCCTCCGCCCAGTGGAGTGCACGCCAGCGTTCTGCATCCTTCACCGCCTCCGCTATCTCGGCGTGGTGGGTGCGGATGAAGTTGTGCAAGGTGGCGATGTATGCGGCGTTGTGCTGGGCCACTTCGCCGCGAAGCTCATTCTTTGCGACAACCATCACACCGTGCGCTTGCTTTACGTGATGACCGACAGTCGTTACCCACTCACCCGGCGTCGCCTTGTCCGCCAGTCCCGCCACCGCCTCCAGGTCTTTGAGTAGATCAGTCATGGGCGTGTTACCTCCTTGATGCGCAGTGCCGCTTCGATTGCTGCGTCCCGGTCGCCGGATTCGATGGCGAGAATAAGGTGAGGAATCTCGCGCAGCACGTCCTCGTACAGATGCGCAGCCAACGCATTTAGTGCGGCTTTTTGCGCCGAATCACGCTGCGCCGTGTTGGCCCAGAAGTTCTGACTTAGCCTGAGATGCAATATGTATTCAGTGCACTGGTCGATGGTGTCTCGCTGTCGCCCGGTTCTGACCACCTCGAAATCAGCGCATGGCTGCCCAACGCCGAATTCGTTGATGCGCCGCCTCTGCGTGGAGCGCACTTCTGCGTGATCGAAGATAGTCATTGTCCGTTCTCCGAAAGGTGGGCGGTGATGCGTTCGTCCAGATCTTCCATCTCCGCTGGCCAGCCATCCTCTAGCCAATTCCACTCGACAGCTTCCCTCAGCATCGCATTCGCCGCCTCAAGCCGCGTCGTAACCTCACCCAGCCTGATAACCAGCGGATCGACGGAATCGGCGATTTCGGTAAGGCGGGTTAGTTCGGCGCGGATGGTTAATGACGCTGCGGATAACTCGTCAACGGCTCTCGAAAACTCGCCTTCGGTGGACCGCATTTCCGGGTAGGCGTGCAGTACGCCGACACAGCGTGACAGATCAGCGGAATGCAATTCGACTGTTTCCAAAGCCTTCCGCACTTCATCATTCATGGGCATTGGTTTGCTCCGGTAAGTGCAGCGATTAGGCCGACCAGCTCTACATATTCGATGCGCTGCTTTGGCGTCATGCGCTGCCATCTGGCGGCGTCCCGTGCCTGACGCAGACGTTCGCGTTCTTCGCTCTTGCGTACACCTTCCGCGACGCGCTCCGCCTTGGTGCCGCGCAACTTAGCCTGTCCCATTGGACCCATCCTCCTGCGCGTTGCCTATGGCGCGGTTGATGGTGTTGACTGCCACACAATACCGGCAATCGGCCTCGGTATGACCGCCACCATGATCACCTTCGACCAATTCGAGCAATGTTTTAATCGCCCCCACATCCACCGCCTGCGCTGGCTGGGCGAGATTTGCCCGCACCGTTTCGGAGTTGTGGCACGCCTTGAACATCAGGCACGCTGCATACGGGTGATATTCACCGGCATCGCACGGCATTCCGCATTGCGTGCACGTCATCTTCTCGGCCATCTCACTCTCCTTTGGGCTGGGTGGGCTGTTGGGCGAGTCTCAATTCTTTTAGACGCTGATCAGCAACGTCGGCCTGTTCTTTACGCAGGCAAGCCTTGTGAACCTTGTGTTCGACTCCATCGACGGTGTAGGTATCCCACACAGGTTTCCCCGCCACGTACATAAGTTGCTTGAAGCAAATGAAGCAGCGCGGCCGACTCACTCCGCACCCCCATCACCCTCGGGCGCGGACGGGGCGGCGGCGAGCATGGCTGCCCGCTTCTTTCGCATCTCGGCGCGCACTGCTTTCCTATTTTCAACGGCCTCTTCAAAGCGGTCTTCTGCCTCAATGGATAGCCGCTCCCAATATCTCTCGCGATCGGCGAAAGAGAGGGTTTCCTGATTACGCCAGATAGCGCGAAGGCTGAACTTCAGCGCAGAATCTAGCGTGCGTTGCCTGCTTCCAGTCATGGCTTAATCTCCGAATCTATGGGAGCGTGGCGGCGCGAAAGGGAGCTATAGAAGCCATCATCCTTGCCGCCGTATCCGATGTCGCTGAACCCCGTACCCCAACGGCGAGGACGTTTCGTTTTCGGCGCCACATCGGCGCTCGCCGCCCGGAATGACGGGTAGCGGTATTTCCGTCCGAAAAGGTGGTTGGTCATCCAATCCCTGCCGCACTCGTTGCAGACTGGAGGATGCCCAGCGCGCAGCCGCCACACCTCGTGCATGAAGCGATGCATGAACCAGCTTGCGAAGCGCTCGATCATGATTTTCCCTCCAGCGCTACAAACGCCTTCACTCGGTAGGAGCCAAGTTCGGGATGCTCAACCCCGTTGATGCAGTACGGCTTGCCGTTCATCGGAGATGGATCGGGGTCGCCCCAACGCGGGACGTACCACCTGTGTTCCCAGGCTTCGCCGTCTTTCACTACCTGCACGAGGAACGCATCCGGCACCCCGGCAGGGGCGGACGGGGCGGCGTAAGCGGCAAGGATGCGGCGCACCTGGTCATGCGCCATCTCGCTTGGCTCGCCGTCGTTCTCAGCAATGACTTCCTGCAGGACGTGGGCAGCGCGATCGATCGCTGCATCATCCTCACCATCCGGCACCCCGGCGGGCGAGGCTGGCGCGGGCAGGAAAACATCGTCCATCGACGCGGCGCTCGGGTTGACCCTGCCGCCACCGATGCCTGCTTCACGGGTTAACCGTTCCGCGTTTTCGTCCCATGCCTGATCATCACCCTGCCCCTGCGCGGCGAGGGCGGCTTCAAGGTCGTCTGCGCAAGTCCGCCCCACATCAGCGGCGGCACCAAATCCAATTTCGTCATGGGCATCAGCGGCGCGGCGCCAGTCCGCAAGCAAGTCCTCCATTCCGTCCGCCCGCCCGCTGTCGGCTGGCTTGCTCAGGGTGTCGGCGTAGGCGGTGAGCATGCCCGGCGCTGTTGCCGCACACTGGCCTAGGGACACGAACGTTGAACGGCCTTCGCGATAGTCCTGCAAGGCGCGGCTAAGAGCTGCCGCATACGCCCGCACTTCCTCGGCGGTGAATTTCTGGGTCATGGCTCGTCCTTCCACTTATGCGTTTGGATGTTGAAATCGCGCAGTTCGCGTTTGAGCTTCGCGAGCGTGTACCCGCTGCATTTGTGAAGACGGCCAACCAACATGCCAGCCATGCTATTAGCGACGCTATCGGCTTGATCCATCGTGGCGCGTGCGGTGCTGTACGCACTCCGGAAATCGTCCCAATTCATGCCGCCTCCTTCAAATTTCGGTTACTCGGCAGATCCGCATAAGCGCCCCACGGCGCATGCACTTCTGCCCAGACGCTTACAGGTGAGCCGACACATTCACGGCGGGCGTAGCGGCACAGACGGCCGTCCTGCCATACCTCGCGGCGGAGCGTGGCGCGGTTGTCGTAGGTGCCGGATGGCCAGAAGTCGGGAGTCATGGCGTCACCACGCGTCCTTCGCGTGGCCGTCCTACCTTGTGCCTTACGCCGTCAATCTCGAAATCACCGATGCCGTGGCCTAGGTAGCTGAAGCATCCAAGGCCAGCAGTAAGCCTTTGCTTTTCGGCCTCGTGATTGCACAACCACTGAGCAATAGGCTTATCGCCCTTGTTCTTTGCGTCCGCCGACGTGTACGCATTGGCTGCGTAAAGTCCGGCCGGGTGCGTGTACGTGTCGGCAGCCATTTCGAGTGCTTCCTCAGCGCTACTTGCGGCCGCGTACTTGTAGCTCGTGTCGCTGCAAAACGGCGCAGCGAAGCTGTTCATTTCGATGTAAAACTCTGTCATGGCCATCACCACAACTGCCGGCGCGGGATGGGCTGGAATGGGATGTCGTCCTCGAAACCAGGCGCGGGGCTATCGCCAAAGCTCGCCTCGCGCTGCGATTCCTGGCGCGGGCGATCGGACTGGCCGCTGTTCGGCTTCCACGTATCCACGGCGCAGTACCACTTTCCGCCCTGCGACACTTTCACGTCCGCATTGATCCAGTCGCCGGATTGACCTTGCAGCCACTCGATCAACTCCGCGCGCTTGATGGACAGCTTCGCCTTGACGTACTCCGGCGCGCGATCGTTAGGCGCCTTCACGATCAGGCCGTTGATGTATTGAATGTCGCTCATGGTTAGGCTGCCTTCTGCATGTTGTTGAGTTTGTCCACCATCGCGGTCACTTCCGCGTCGGCCTTTTCGATTTCCTTGCACAGTTCGGCGATTGCCGATTCGTCGCGTTGGACGCGCGTAACAGCCATCTGCAGGCCATCGGGGAACCGGGGGTCATAGCTGCACGCATCCACCCATGCGCGGCCCGTCACCATCAGCTGGTGCTGCAACTGCCAGCGGTACTCGATGGCATGGGCGCCGGTACGCAGCGCGTCCAGGTGCTTCTGCATCGACGCGGGGCACTTGATTTCCAGCAGGCCATCGGTGCCGATAAGTCCATCAGGACTGCATCCGGTATGCGGCAGGCCATCGGCGGCGACGTAGCCGCATTCCTCGACCACCACGCCACGCTCAAAGGCGTAGGCGTCGCGCGCCTCCGCTTCCAGCTCAATACCGCGTGCCATCGCGCCGTTCTGGTACGTCTGCACACACTCGCCGGTCAGACGCTCCACGGCCAGCAGCGTAAGCAGGTTGGCGCGGCTCGCGCTGGGGCCGCTGCGTGTCTTTGCCATCAGATCGGCGCTTCGTGAGGCGGTGAAGTTGCCGGCCCTTGCCGCCATCCAGTCGGCAGATTCCTGTTGCGGATTCGCCTTCACTGGGCAACCTCCTTACTGCGCTTCGCCCATGCGGCGCGGACGTTGCGCAAGGCGGCACCCTTGAGGCCGGCGCTCTTGAGTTCGTTTGCCAGCGTCTGCAATGCCGTCATGTCGGCAGCGGAATCAATCGCGGCGTACCAGTCGGCAGCGGCATCAGCTTCGCCAGCCGCCATGAACGCATCGTCATCCTCGCCGTGGCTGGTCAGATTCAGCAGCGCCCCCGCCGTATACCGCTTGCCGTAGCTCACGCTGGACGCGACGGCCTGCACGGCATTCTTGCTGCCGCTCGCATCGGTCGGCAGCGTGATGCTGGTTTCCTCGCGATGGCCGGCACGGTGCGACAGGACGCCGATAACCGTGATGCCCTTGTCGAAGTTGGTGCGGAAGGTCAGCGCGAAGCCGTGGCGCATCAGCACCGGCTTGATGGCCGCGTTGATATCCTCCCACTTGGCAAACGTGTACTGCACAGTGTCTTTGAACGCAGCTTTCCCGCGCTCAGCGATCACCGGAAGCTCCGGCTGCATTTCCGCCATCGCCGCGTCGAAAGCGCCGCGAGCGGCCAGCGCGTCGGCATCCTTCTTCATCTGCATCAGGCGTTCCAGCTTGTCGATATCCACGCTTGGATCGCGCGCCGCACGCTCGATCATCGCGAACATGGGCGACACGTCGGCGACTTGCAGCGCCTGGGCCTGTTCGATTTTCGCTACCTGTGACATATCAATCCTTGCGCGGAAAGCGCCGCGCGCGCGTTGGAATGGGGTTACCAGCGGATCGTGGAGTTCTTGAACAGAATCCCGGAGCAGACGGCGCCAGATACGGTGTTACCATGCGCGTTCTTTGCCGTGAATGACGTGTTGTAGAAGTCATCCTCGCTACAGGCGAACCACGCGTGGCCGTTCACTTGAATGTCCGTGAACCCCTCGGCTTCGAGAGCCTTTCTCGCATCATCTGAGCTGTAGCAGCCGGCCAGTAATGCGCACACGATTGCCAGTGCGATCATCTTTTTCATGTCTCAATTCCTCACCGGCTATCCGGCGTTGTGAGTGGGAGGCAGTGGCCTTTAGGGCGTCGGTCTAGAACCGCACTCACTGCCATAAATCGAATCTGTGCCTGCCGGGTGGATGGCGCGGGTTAGGGGAATGTCATCGCCTCAAGCTTCTTGATCTGCTTGCGCAGTGATGCGATCTTCTTCACTCGACGATTCTCGGCATCAGCAATAGCTTCATCGAGAGTATTGAATGCCTCACTACCTATTTTCAGGAGCGAGTACGGCCCGTCATAGGCGTGTGTGTTATTGCTGCCTAGGCCCGGATCAAATTTCTTGATGCCAATAGAAAGCGCGTACTTACTGCAAAACATGGTCATCACGCACACCTCTGCATAGCTGGCGGGAAATAATCAGGATCGTTAGCCGGAATCCCGGCGACGATGGAAAGAATCTGGATCACTTGGCACTCCTTAATTCGCGAACTTCAGCGCAGCCCAGACAAGGCCGCATATGCCTGCGTCGATCAGAAGAAGAGCGGTGATGACGTGGCGGAATGTGGGCCAGGGCTTGAGGGCTGGCATTAGGTGTTGGACTCGGGCGCGGACGGGGCGGCGGCGAGCATTTGCCGCCAGTCGCGGCGAGCAATGATTTCGTCGCAATTACCGTGTGCGAGAACCATGTCCCACGTGGGTTCGATAGGCACCAGCTTCCAACCCTTCGGCACCCCGGCGGGCGAGGCTGGCGGGGCGTACCGGAGAACGGTTCGTGATGCGTCATCGCCCCAGCCGTAATCACCACCGCGCATGAGAACTTCCTTGCGGCACGGCGCACCGCATCGGCATGTATCCGTTGCAACGTGTGCCTCACCCTGCCCCTGCGCGGCGAGGGCGGCAGTGGGTGCACGTTCCCGCATTGCGCGCCACACGGCCTCAATGCACGCGTATCGCTCCTCGTCGTTCGATGGCTCCCACGCCACGAACCTATCGAGCGCATCGGCTCCCGCCTGAAGCATTTCGCCGTTGAGTAAATCCACCCGCCCGCTGTCGGCTGGCTTTGCACCATCAACTTCGATCCGCTCACTCATAATCCAATCTCCAGTTCAGCGGCTTGGCGCACCATCACGGCACGCTCATCAATCAGCGGTCGGATAGCCCGGAACAGCGCGGGAAGCGTCTTTTGTTCGTCCAGCGTCAGCGGCTGATTGCCAAGCTTTTCGATAGCAGGCCATGCGTTCATCGCGGCTACGGCTGCGGCGATCATTTCGATGTGCCCGTTACCCTTGCCGTCGCGCTGCAAGTGGATGGCCTCGTCTAGGAACAGGTCGATCACGCGATCCGCATCAGCGTCGATCCGGGCCGCAATGGCGTCGATCCTTTCGTCTCGGGCAATGAGTTCGTCGCGTCGCCAGTCATAGCTATCGCCGGGGCCGGTTTGAATGGGCTGGGCGTTCATGCTGCAGCCTGCAAGCGAGAATCGATCGAGCCCATCTCAACCACGATGGAGAACAGTGCGTTTTGCAATTCGCGAGTGCAGTCAGCGAATCCGGTCATCGCGTGCATGGCTTCCTCGATATAGCCGGCCATGAATTCGTCACGCCCGAGCATCGCCAATTTCGTGCTGAACCAGACATCGCGCGTGTCCATGCACGTCACGGCCAATGCTTCGTCGCGAAGATCACTGGTGAAGTGGATGCGATCGCGCGGGATCGGATCGACACCAACGTTGCGGGCAATCCGTTCGCCCTCGGCAATCAGCGCGTCGTGTTTCGGCGTGCGTACAACCTCTTTCCACCTTCCCGCGCCGCTGTCACTCAGGAACTTGTCCAGCGCGGCACGGAAAGCGGGGTGTTTGACAAACTTGGGTCGGTCAGCGAGGTACGCGAACATATCGGCGGGCAGGGACTTGCCGACGGCGTAACCGGGGACGGTCTGGAACCAGAAGTCATCCGCGCCACCGCTGGCAATCACGGACAGCAGGAGGGATTCATCCCAACGCGTCGCAGATCGGAATGCCAATGCCGATTCGATATGGACCGTGGACAGGTCAAGCAATCGGTCTTCGGAAAGCGTGCCGTTGCACACGTCGATGGTGACCGGGGCTACGCCGCCGAAAGAGCCGGCGCGGATGCCGCGATAGTAGTAATGCCGTGATGCGCCCTCGTAGATCGTCGCGCCCATGCTCGACTCGACCAGTGCGCGCCGAGTCCCAAGAAAGACCTGTCCGCTGCGCTCGGATTCTTCGACCTCACGGCAGCGCACCTGGATCACCGTACGGCCAGCAGACGAATCAGTATCGCCATGTGTCCACTGCCCGCCCTCGTCCAGCGTGTTGCTCGCCAACTCGCGAAACAGTTGCCACGGCTCCCAGTGCTTGCCAAGTTCCGTGGTGAAACCGCAAGGGACACCGTTGTGATGCACGATGCGGAACGTCCGGCCACGAATATCCGATTCACGAGCCGTGAAGTCGTGCTGCTCGCCGTCGATGAACATAGTGATGCTGCCTGACAGGCGCAAAATTCCGGCAATGGCGTACTTAAGCCCCGTGCCGAACTTTCCGATGGCGTTGTCATCCTTCACGGAGACGCCCATCGTCGTCGCAGCCTCAATCGGCAACTCAGTCGGAGTGATGAAAGAAATCATGCCGCAATCCTCCCCACAACCCGCCGCATCACAATCGACCATCCAGCCGGGATGCGATCCACCGGGCCGATGTATGTGACGTATTGAGCGAAACCGCCTTGAAGCCGGGCGATGCGGCAGCGGAAGGTGCGGGCGGTCATGACGCACCTCCTACGCGGGCGAGGACGGTAGCAAGCGCATCCAGCTGCGCCCGGCTCGCGTCGTTGTCCCGAAGGTCGCCCCGTGTCGGGTACTCGCCCACGCGGTAAGTAAGCAGAACGCGGGAGACTTCGATCAGCTCGGCCACGGCGGCGGTGTATTCGTGCAGTGCTATCGCCGCTGCATTGTTCGCCGCGTCCGTCGCGTGATCGGGATGCTTCACCCTCAGCCGCGTCACCGCATGCGCCAGCACATCCACCGGCCCGCTCATGACAGCCACCCATTGCTCACGGCCACCAGCACGCAGCCGATGCCCAGCAACACCAGCCAGATCAGCGCGCCGCCGATGAATGCCGCCTCGTTCTCGTGGAAATCCTCGCGGATCAGCTGCCACGTCGTCAGCTCGACCGGCTCGCCAGCTGCGCGCAGTGCTTCGCGCTCGGCGTGGGACAGCGCGTTGAGGTAGGCCGTGACGAACGGGCCGACGTAGGGCTTCGAAAGCTCGGCTTGCTCGTCGGCGCTGACCGGTGCGCCCTGCCAGTCGTCGGACCAGGAAAGGGAGCGGTACTCCTCGATGGCGCGGCGGCGCTCGGCGAAGGTGAGGGGCTGGTCGGCGCTCATGCCGCCACCTCTAGCTCTTTCCGCATCGCACGGATGACGGATGACGGGGATTTCGCGGCGATGCCATGCCAGACCTTGCGGCACTTCCGGGCAGTGAGTCCGTGCGGCTTGCCAAGCTCCGTCATGCGCTCGTCGCTGACCTGTTCGATCAGGCCGATAGCCTCGGCGCGCAGGGCGATATGGATGCGCTTGGCGTCGCGGGCAGACGTTGCCGCAGCGCGGCGGTGCTCGGCCTTGAACGCGTCAATCTGCGCGTCGATGTCACCGCGACGGCTCAGTGGCACGTTGAGGATTCCGTGGTCCAGGCTCATGCCGCCACTCCCCGCGCCATTGCCTCAACCGCCGCGACTTCGCGCTGCAGTTCGGCGATGAGTTGCTGGGCTTCGGCGGGCTCCATCGCGAGCTTTGTGCCGGGGACCAGCTCAAGCCAGATTTCCGAACCGCCGTCGATGCGGTAGGCGCGTGGCGTGGCGGTGCGGTCGTTCTGCGTGAGGATGTACATCTCGTCTCTCCCTGCCACTGCGTGGCTGATGGGAGAATCCTACATCATGTAGCGGACGTGTCAATACCCCATGTAGCAGAAAGACGAAAAAAAATGCCGGAGATGTGAAATCCGGCTTTTAGCGTTGCGCTACAAGGGCTGGCACGGTTATTTCCGTGGCGAAACCCCCGCGACGGTCTTGCCGATGGCAAGAAACGCCTCTCTTTGCTCTGTGCTCATGTCACGCATCATCTGCAGCGCAAGCCGCTCTTCGATGGTGTGCGCGTAATCCGGTTCATCAGCCACCAGCGCCGCCGCCGAAATCTCTAGTATTTGCGCCAGTTTCCGTAAGTGATCCATCTGTGGTTGCCGCCTTCCTGCGAACCAGTGCCCAACTGTTGACGCGGCCACCTCGGGCATTTGCCTGGCCACATCAGCCGCTTTCCAGCCCTTTGCGGCGGCGGCTTCTTGCAGTCTGATATGGAGTGGTCGCATGGGTTGAGAGCCGAGTGAGAATGGCGTCCCAGTCTGGGCAGTATGCCGTTTGCGTGTGCTACATGGGGTATTGAATCTCAATCCTACCTCATGTAGGCTTCGCCCATGGCTAAGAAAAACGATCTCTTTTGTAGTTACGTCGCCATCGTCGGTGGGCGTGCAAACGCCGCCGCTAGGCTCAACAAGTCGGCCAGCATGATTGGTCATTTGATGAGCGGCCTACGCAACGTAACGCCGGAAATTGCCCTGCAGATCGACGCCGAGACTGGCGGGCAGATCAGCAAGGCGCGGCTGCGACCCGACCTCTGGGCCTCCCATAGTGAGGCGGCCTAGATCATGAGTAAGTGCAATAGAAATTCTTGCTATGCAGCCGTCCGTCGCGCTGTGAAAAAAGGCGATCTTGCAAAACTCGACGGATCCGTTCCGTGCGCTGATTGCGGCGCTCCCGCCACGGAATATGACCATCGGGACTATCGCTACGCACTTAGGGTTGATCCGGTATGTAGGTCTTGCAACGCGCTTCGCGGTCACGGAAAGCATTGCTGCGATCACTGCGACCGGATATACGGCCATGCCGCCCCATCCAAGCAAGAGGCGGCCTGAGCCATGAGCGCGAATTCCATTCGTGGTGTTCATGGCAAAAATTTTTGCCCGGGCGAGGCAGTCAAGTCTTGTCAAGCCCCGCAAAGCTCTGTCGAGCGAAAGACGGCCAGCCTTGTTCTGCCAATGCGAAAGGGGCCGACGCCAGCCGATCCGCGCGTGTTGCGCCAGATCGAAAGCGAAGCGCAGGCCATTGCCGTGGCGATGCAGGCGTGTGGCGCAAAGCTGGCCTACATCGCCGCCGCCCTTGGCAAATCAGAGAGCTATATCAGCCTGATTCGCAGCGGGAAACGTCCCGTCCCGAATTGGTTCATCAAACCGTTCTGCCACATCACCGGGACGCTGCTGCTGCAGCAATTCCGCGACCTGCAATGCGCGATGGAAGAAGTCACGGCGCGGCGTGAGGTTGAGCGGTTGGCGGACATGTTGAGGAAAGCCGCATGAGCCTCTTTTCGCTATTCGCGAACCGCGAACGCACCGCGCCGCAGCGTAAGCATGCCCGCGTTGCCGTGAAGCCTATGCGCCGTGAGTGTGAGCCGGAATTTCGCGAACCCAACGCCGAGGAAGTGGATCGCATCCGCTTCGCATTGGCCCAGCGCCGATTCGACATGGACGGCAAGGGAGGCGGCGACGAATGAACACACCCATACCGTTCTCCGAGGTGATCGGAAGGCTCCAGGGCATCGCCGCACGCTTCGACCGTGGCGAGGCTACTAGGCAGGAATTGCAGGACGCGCTGATGCAATTGGAAGGCGCGCGGCGGGTTGTGGGTGAGGCGCTGGTGAAGGTGGTGGAGGGGTAATGGCAACCGCAGTCGTCAAAAAGTGGGCTGATTTTCAGCATTACAAGAACCGCTGTCCGCCGTGGATCAAGTTGCAGAAATCCATCCTTGATGACTTCGATTTCGCGTGCTTGCCGATTGCTAGCAAGGCGCTAGCGCCTCTTCTTTGGCTGCTCGCAAGCGAGTCCGTCAATGGCGAAGTTTGCATCGATTCCGACTTTCTGACGTTCCGGCTTCGTTGGAGTGCAGATGACATTGCTGTCGGCATCGAAGGCCTTATTTCTAAAGGGTTTCTGATTGTTGCTAGCGACGCGCTAGCAGAGCGCAAGCAAAGTGCCCGCCTAGAAGAGAGAGAGGTAGAGGAGAGGAGAGAAAGAGGAGAAGAGAAGTCGGACGGCGCTGCCGCGCCTTCGTCGGAGTCAATCATTCTTTCTGCCTACCATTCGATCTTGCCGGGGTGCCAACACATCTCGGTTCTCAACGACAAGCGGAAAAAGCGCATTGCGTCAGCAATCAAACTTGCTCGTCGCGTTTGCTCGGAGCAGGACTGGCCCTATGCGGCTGAAAGTTTCTGGCAGGCGTACTTCGGGGAATGTGCGAAAGATGCGTGGATGCGCGGCGAGGTGCCGAACCCAAAGAACCCGAATTGGAAACAGAATCTTGATGTACTGATCGCCGAAGACCGCTTCGCTGGCGTGATGGACAAGGCCATCGCTAACCGGAGCCGCACATGAGCCTGTCCTACGAACAAGCCGTGCTCGGCGCGATCATGTGCGATGAGTCGGCGTACTGGAAGATTTCCGACCTGATCGGCGAGGCGGACTTCACCGACTCGCGAAACGTCGAAATCTTCAACGCCATCTCGGAATTGTGCGCAAAGGGCAAGCCCGTTGATGCGGTGACGATGGGCGATGTTCTGCCGCAGTACGACACGTACCTGTACCAGATGGCCGGCAATGCCACGGTCGCCAACGTCCGCGCCTATGCCGAAGAGGTGCGCCTTGCTTCCGAGGGCAGACGCGTCAAGGCGGCGGGCCAGCGTATCGCGCTTGGTGGTGTGACCTACGGCGAAGCACAGCGCATCCTGGCCGACGTAGCCCCGCGCAACGCCGCAGCCATGAAGCCGATCCGCGCCTACATGAGCGGTGCGCTTGAGCTGATGATGAAGCGGTGCGAGCAGGAAGATGTTGTTACTGGACTCGCTACCGGCATCGACGCATTGGATGAGGCAACGTCCGGGCTTCAGGATGGGACGCTGATCTTCATCGCGGCGCGACCCAGTATGGGTAAAACGGCGTTGGCATTGCAGCTGGCGGTGCGAACCGCCCTGCGCAAGAAGCGTGTTGCCGTATTTGAGATGGAGATGACCGGCATCCAGCTTTCAGAGCGTGCCGTGTCGCAGATTTCCGGCGTGAACTATGGCGCGATCAAGTCGCCCAAAAACATGCTTGAAGAAGACTGGCCGAAGATCACCAATGCCTACGGCATGCTGGAATCCGCAACGCTGATTGTCGATGAGAGCAGCACGCAAACGATCGATACGCTGGAAGCGCGCATACGCCAGTTGCATATGGAGCAGTCGCTTGATCTGGCGGTGATCGACCATCTCGGCCTGGTTGAGCTTCCCGGAAAGGGTAGGGCCGATCAAGAAACGGGCGAAGTGACGCGCCGGCTCAAGGCGTTGGCGAAGGATCTGTCGATACCTGTCATCTGCCTTGTCCAGCTCAATCGCGGCGTCGAGGCACGAGCAGACAAGCGTCCCGTCATGTCTGACATGCGCGAGTCAGGCCGCATCGAGGAAGACGCCGACCTCGTGATGATGATTTACCGCGACGACTACTACAACGCGAATAGTTCGCATAAGGGCTATGCCGAGCTACTGCTGCGCAAAAACCGCGAAGGCGAAATGAAGATGGTTCCGCTCATTTCGAAACTTCACATCATGCGATTTGAAGGATGCGAGGGATTACCAAATGCAAACGCAAACGAGTCTGACGGAACGGCTATCGACTTTGGCAGCTACGCAAGTCGCAAAAAGTCATGAACGCCGCGATCAAATCCGCCGCGACTTCCCCGAGTGCGCAGCCATGACCGAACAACTCCGCGCCGTATTCGGACCCGGCGTGAAACCCCTTTATTTCAGCGAGGCAGGCAAGACGATGGGCAAGCAACAGGCATTCGATGGAACCGACGCGGACCAACTGATCCGCCTGGACGACATGGACGCCAAGCGATCGAGGAAGCGCGCATGAGCCAGCTAAAGCAAGACACCATCAACAAGATCGCCGCCACGCTTGCATCCGGCGAGCTGACCGCATCCGAGATTTCGCAGCGCATCGGGGTCAACTGGATGGGCGTCGAATCCTGCCTGCGCGGCATGCGCAATCGTGGCGAGGTGGTGCGGATCGGCAAGGTTGTGGGCACGCCGTATCGGTTTCGGCTGGTGCGGAGGATGGCGGCATGACACAAAAATACACCCTCAACGCGAACGGCCCGGAGCGCAGCCAAGTGCTGGCCAACGCCCATGCCTTCATCGATCGCCTGCCGCTGCGCAAGTCGTGGCGGATCGAGATAAAGGAAGCCAGGAAGGAACGCAGCGGCGACCAGAATGCAGCCCTCTGGGCTGCGGCGTATCCCGTGCTCTGCGAAGCCACCGGCTACACGCCGGACGAGCTGCACGACGCGTTCTGCCGCCGATTCTTTGGCAGCGTTGACCGTGACGTGATGGGCCAGACGGTCAGCCGGGCACGCCGCACGACGACGACGAACGAACAGGGTGAGCGCGACGTGATGCCAGCGGCCGACTTCGCCAGGTTTTACGACATGGTGCAGATGATCGGCGCTGAGGCTGGCGTGGATGTGCCCTCGCCCGATCCGATGTGGAATCAGCGCCAGAGGTTCGCGGCATGAACTACCTCTCCGTATGCAGTGGCATTGAGGCAGCCAGCGTCGCGTGGCATCCGCTTGGCTGGAGTCCCTACGCCTTCAGCGAAATCGAGAAATTCCCGTCGCAAGTCCTGGCGCATCACTACCCCGATACGCCGAACCTTGGCGACATGACGAGATACCAGGAGTGGCCCGATGCAGCAATCAGCCTTCTTGTTGGTGGAACCCCCTGCCAATCCTTCAGCGTCGCCGGACTCCGCAAAGGACTGGGCGACCCGCGTGGCAACCTCATGCTTACCTACGGTGCGATTGCTGGCAAATATCGGCCCCGATGGTTGGTCTGGGAGAACGTCCCCGGCGTCTTGTCGTCTAACGCCGGGCGGGACTTTGGAACCTTCCTTGGGATGCTGGCAGAACTCGGGTATGGGTTCGCCTACCGAATTCTTGACGCTCAATACATCCGAGTGGACGGCTTTGCCCGCGCAGTTCCGCAGCGACGACGGCGTGTGTTCGTTGTCGGATATCTTGGAGACTGGCGACGTGCCGCAGCGGTACTTTTTGAGCGCGAAAGCCTGTGCGGGCATCCTGCGCCGAGCCGAAAAGCGGGGGAAGGCATTGCCGGAGGCGCTGCATCACGCGTTGTGGGCAGTGGCGTCGCGGGATGCCTGAACTCCGCTAGCGGGCGCGCAGTTCCTGGTAATAGCGTGCAAGACGCCGACCAAGGGTTCCTGCAAGTAGTGCCCCCCCCGTTGTCGCTCTGCCTGAATGCGGGAGCGATGGGCAGGCTGGACGCGGAAAGCGAAACGCTGATTCCTACTATCGGGGGCGGCTTCGATGTCGCTCACACGCTAAAGGGCGAGGGCTTCGACGCCAGCGAGGATGGTACGGGGCGCGGCACGCCACTGATCCCAGTCACGTCTTTCCCGTGGCAGATCGGAGGCACGATGGGCATTCCTATCAGCGTCGGCGTTTGCGGGACACTGGTCAAGAATCAAACCCAAGCGATTCACCGCGCTACTGCGGTGCGCCGCCTGACGCCGACCGAATGCGAACGGCTACAGGGATTTCCAGACGGCTGGACTGACATTCACCATGGCGGAAAGGCAACGCCGGACGGCCAGCGCTACAAGGCATTGGGCAACTCAATGGCGATTCCACCGATGCGGTGGATAGGCCAGCGGATTGCGATGGTGGATGCCATCCAGGCATTGCAGGTGGCCGCATGAGCAACCGAATCTACGCTGCCTTTATGCGCTACTCCCTGACCTTTACGGCCGGCTTGATGCTTGGCATATGGCTGTGCGGAGGCTACGCATGATCCGCTCCTCCATGCCCCCACGATCCGCGCCAATCAAGCGCGCCACGACGATCCGCGCCAGCGGTAAGCGCAAGGCATCGCGGCCGAAGATGACGCCAGCCCGCAAATCAGCGCAAGGTCAGCCGTGCATGATCCGGCTGCCTGGTATTTGCAACGGCGATCCCGAGACAACGGTGCTTGCCCATTACCGGCTTGCCGGCTACTGCGGAACCGGACTCAAGCCGCCGGATGAACTCGGTGCATGGGCATGTAGCGCCTGCCACGACGAATGCGACCGCCGCACCCGAATCATGAATACCGAATACGTCCGCCTTGCTCATTGCGAGGGCGTGATGCGCACACAACTTGCGATGAAGGGAGCGAGGTAATGCAGGGCGCAGAAAAATCCATCACCGAAAAGATCCTTGACGTGTTCGGCGAAGGCCCCGGCATGATCGCGGACGTCGTGCTTGAGACCGGCATGGAGCCGCGCCAAGTCAGCGCGAACATGAATTATCTGGTCAGGACACATAGGCTGCGCCGCCGCTTGTTCCATGTACCGGCAGAGATGCATAAGCCGGGCAAGAGCGTGGTGTGGCTGTACTACCTGCCGAGCCATGAAAGGAAAGCGGCGTGAGGCGAGCCGCTAAGACGGACCGCAACCAGCGCGAGGTATCGCAAGCGCTGACGCAGTGTGGAGCATGGGTTATTGACTGCTCACGAGTGGGTGAGGGATACCCGGATCTGAATGTCATCCACCGGGGCCGCGTCCTGTTCGTTGAAGTGAAGGATGGAACGAAGCCGCCTAGTGCACGAAAGCTCACGCCGGCGCAGGTCGAATTCCATGCAAGAGCTGCAGCGCAGGGCGTCGTGGTGCATGTGGTGAAAGACACTGACGAAGCTATTGAGCTAATCAAATCGCAGGGGTGAAGAGCAATGAACTACGCACACTTTGCCGAGTACGTTCGCGTGATCGAGGATGACCTTGTAGAGAAGTTTGGTGTGTCGCGTGGAGCGGCCCAGCGGATCGCCACTCGGTTAGAAATCGACAGCATCAAGGATTACAACGACACGAAGGATCGCAACCAGTTGATTATCGAATACCGCGAGCATGGAGCGGTATTTCTTGCTGAGCGCATGAGCGTTTCGCGAGACACGGTAAGGCGCCGATACGTGGATGCCGTAGCCGCAAATTATGCGCAGGCCTGCGACGCCGTGTAAGGCAATAAATGTATTGAATAGGCACCAGTCCTAAGAGGGTTGGTGCAATGAAAAAGCGAACCGCATGTTTCGGCTGGACAAAGAAACTCCAGCGCCGCGTTGAAAATGCACGTCGCACCTTGCCGATGGAGCAGGCGATCGTCGCCATCAAGCAGGTACGCGCCGATCACCGCGCCCGCATTGAAGCGTTGCTGGGTGGCGCGTAATGCACGCCAGCTTCCCGCCTTTTACCAATCCGCCGCAAGGGGTGGACGGTGCCGGCCGTTCCACGGAAGTGGTCAGCGATGCCGAAGCCAAGCTGCGTACCGCGCTGTCCTACATCAATCACGCCCGCGACCTGATTACGTCAGCGCTTGATCAACCCACCGGTTGCAACGCCGCGATTCAACCTGCGCATGGAATCGACGCCAAGCCGCCAAAGTGGCATGTGGAATGGTGCAAGCCACGCCGCGACGATTTGCCGCTGAACCTTGCCGCTGCCGTCAGCGAGCCAAACGCCGTGCCCGTCGAGTCGTCCTATCTGGACAGCTTCAGCCCGAACGGATCGCGTCCAGCCACGGCTGACGAAATCGCAGACATGCGCGCTGTGCTAAGTGCCGAGGAGTTGAAGGGGTTTGGTATTGGCGACATTGAGCCACGTCATCCAATGCAGGCAGAGGCTATCCGCGACCACGACGAGCGTCTGTATGGGGGGGAGGACAAGCTGTGAAAACGAAGAATTCCGTCTTGTTCGCCAGTCTCTACATGCTTGCCGGTATCACGCTGATCATCGGCAAGCTGGCTGGACTCATAGCCGCATCTTGGGTGCTGGTACTCGCTCCAGTGTGGTTCCCGTATGCCGTCGCCCTCTTGTTCGTGGCTGCGATGCTGACCGTGGCGGTGCTGGGATGATCGCCGCAGACAAGGCCCGCGCCATGCTGGCCGAAGGTGTCGCACAGCGCGAAATAAGCCGCGTGACGGGCGTTCCGCGCTCCACCCTGTACGAGTGGGCAAAGGACGCGCCGAAGCCAGACAGCGCGCCGCGCAGGCACATCTACGTCCCTGACACGCAAGTCCGCAGCGGTGTACCGACCGATCATCTGCCGTGGGTTGGCAAGTACATCGCCAAAATGAAACCTGACGTGGTGATGCTGGCCGGCGACTGGTACGACTGCCCCAGCCTTTCTACGCACGATGCACCAGGATCGAAGGGGAAGGAGGGCGCGCGGTACGTTGACGACATCAAGGCCGGTAACGACGCGCTTGATGCCTTCATGAAGCCAATTCATGCGGCCATGAGCAGCGGGGCATGGAGGCCGGAGTTGCACGTCACACTCGGCAATCATTGCGACCGCATCCGACGGTGGTTGGACGCAAACCCCGTGATGGATGGGGCAATCGGTTATCAGGACTTCGGTTTCGTCAAACACGGTATTAAGGTTCACGACTTCCTTGAGCCGGTGATTATCGACGGGATCGCGTACAGCCATTATTGGGCGGCGCCCATGACTGGCCGCGCATATGGCGGCATGGCGTCAACCATCCTCGGAAAGCTTGGGCACAGCTTTACGCAAGGCCATCGGCAGGTTTTTGAGTACGCATCACGCAATTGCCAAGTTACCGGAAAGGAAATCATCGGACTTATTGCCGGAGCTTGTTATGTCCACGCGGAGCCTTATCTAGGTTATCAGGGCAATTCGCATTTCCGGGGTCTAGTTGTGAAGAACGAAGTCCGTGATGGGCATTACGACATTATGCGGGTAAGCCTTGATTACCTGTGCCGGCAGAATGAAGGAATGAGCCTTCGCAAGTTCCTTGAAAAGAAGTACCCCCAGTCGGATTGGGGGCACATCAAGTGACCAGCATGATCTCAGCCCATGCCGCGTTGCAAACGTGCTCCAAGTGCGGAGAATGCAAGCCACTCGAAGCCTTCAATATGAGGAAGGACAGGGGTGTGCCATATCGCCAGTGCCGCAAATGTATGGCATCCCGAAAGTGGGCCGCAAATAACCCTGAGCGCCACAATCAATGGCAAAAGCGTTACGCCCAAAATAACCCCGAGAAGGTTCGCCGAATCTGGCGCGACATGACGGCAAGGCGGCGCCAGTCAAAGACGTACCAGCTTGAGAATCGCATTCGGTGCGGGATCTACTCGTACGTAAAAGGGAGACGCAAAACACAAGGAACGTTCGACCTGTTGGGCTATTCAGTGGACGAGCTTCGAGAACATCTCGAACGCCAGTTCACTAAGGGCATGAGCTGGGAAAACATGGGCGAGTGGCACATCGACCATATCGTTCCGCTTTCCAGCTTCACCATCACTTGCCCTAATGACCCGGAACTGCGCCGCGCATTTGCGCTTTCCAATCTTCGCCCGCTATGGGCCGCCGAGAATATCGCCAAGCGCGATAAGCGAGTGACCCTGCTATGACCAAGTACGAGAACGCCGAACAGCGGTTCACGCTGGCAAGGGAGGCTGTGTAATGAGTTGGTTTACCCGCAAAGAACGCGTTATCGAGCGCACTGTCGAGAAAGAAGTGATAGTCGAGAAGGAGGTGATCAAGTACCTGCTTGGCGATGCCGAGAAGGTAACTTTGTATCTCGCGTGTCGCGTTGAGTACGGCATCGCGCCCTGTGGCTTCTCAGCCATCCCGTTCGCATCCACAAAGGTCCTAGGCCTCTACCATTCTTGCGCCCAAGCGTTTGAAGAAAACCCCGGCTGCAAGGTTGAGTCAAAGACCTATTGGAAGGTTGGTGGGCAGTTTGTGAAGAGCCTGAATGTCGTGCCATTGGATATCAGCATCAAGCCCAAGCCTAAGCGGGGGAAGGGCAAGGCATGACCGCCGCCACAATCCGCAAGGGGCCGCGCCTCTACACGGCGCAGAAAAAGCGTATCCGTGCCGGCCTGCTATGCGGCAGGCAATGGGTCGAATGTCACTACTGTGGCGAACACTTGACGGAAAAGACCATGACGCTCGATCACATCAAGCCCGTGGCGCGTGGCGGCGGGAAGGGGCAAAGCAACTTCGTTCCGGCGTGCAAGACGTGCAATCGAATGAAGTCCGACATTCCCTACGGCGACTTCATTCGGCAAGTGGTGCGGATCGCCAGTAGCGCGAGGATTGCGGCATGACTAGCCCGCGCTCTATCCGCTCCGCCGATGCCGACGCCGCGTTTGCTCGTGTGGACTTGACGGATACCTGCATTGACGCGGCGAACCGTACTGCCCGCATGTTCCACGGAAGCTATCCCGGCTGGGAGATGTATAGCCGTATCGCGCGCGGCGACGCGGTGTATGACCGCAAGCTGGCGGCGTGGGCTATCTGGATGGCGCGTAGCTATGCGCGCGCAACGAAGGTCAACGGACATGCCGTGGTCGCCCTGCGTGGCCGGCGCAACAACTGGATTGCGCAGGCTGGGTTGGATGCGCTGGATTTCACCGTGCACGGGTACTACGGCGAGAGCGCCCATGTGGCGGCAGCACGTGTCGGGGTCGATTCGGCGCAATACCGGCGCTTCCGGGGCGTACTGTCCATGTGCATGATCGAAGGATTCGAGAATTACCGCGCCGAGTTGCACTATCAGTACCGCAAGGTATGCCGCGATGAACTAATGGTGGCCTGAATTATTTTTGCGACAACTGCAACAATCCTGGCAATCGCCATATAATATAAACAGTGAATCAATTTTTGGGCTGCCTTCGGGTGGCCCTTTTTGTTTGCGGGCACAGCCTCTGCCGGGTTGACTAGGAAACGACGGTACAGCCAGAACCGGCCCGCGATCCATTTTGCGTACAGCGCCGCGATGTTCAGCCCACGAGGGTCACGCGGATAGCCGAGGCGCACCAAGTTTCGGGGACTGCATCGCAATCCGGTCACGCTTGATCCGCGTGACGAGGTCGGGAGCCCGCTAAGCCGGCGCAACCTTTCAACCCGGATGCAGCAGGGCTAGGCCAGCCCGTTTCCCCGATCAATTCGAAAGTTAAGCGAGGCGACTCGCAAGTTAAACGACAGTTCCGCCGCTGAACGCAAAGGTTATTTGCAGTTCGCGAATGTCGAATGATGCCCATTACGGGCAAATCCCGCCCAAATCGGGCACAACTTGCAGGCTGCGGCCTGTGGAGGCGTTATGCCGAAGCTCATCGAATACAAGGTTCGCCCGGTAACCCGGTATGTTGTGACCCGTTTCGAGGATTATGGCCCCGAGTCAAATAAAGGCGGAGCCAGCGAAACCAACGGCGAGTTTGATAACGCGCAGACTGCCTATGCCGTCGCCTATGCGCTATGCCGCACTGAACACGAACAGCTCGGATGGCCGGTCGGCGACGAGCGCATCCAGTATCCACGCGCAGTCTTGACCGAGTAACCAGAAGGCGTACCCCATGACCGACGAAACCGAAGAGGTAGTTAGCGAATCGGAATCGTACACATGGGATGACGGTGACGGTTGCAGCGGGACGTACATCTTCCCGCGCGGTGCTACGGCGTTCTGCACAGACAATGGCTTCAGCTTGCTGCGCATTGTGGATGGCACGGGTGACCTTGAGCAACTGACAGGCTCCGCGACATGGCAGGCAGTAGGTAAGCAAGGCCGCCCCGCTTCCATCAAATCCATCAAGCCCGCGTAATGCGGCATACCGAGGCCCACGGATGAATGCCGAACACGCCCTTGACGCGCTCAAATTGACCCCGCCAGCGGTGGTAACGGTGACTTCTGTGACTGGCATTGTGCATTGGGACACCGTTTCCTACATCCTCGCGGCGATTTACACGTCGCTGATGATCTGCAACTTCTTGTGGACCAAGCTCATCAAGCCGTACGTGCGCCGCAAGGTGGATGAGGGCATGGCGCGTGGCGGTTAATTCCCGCATCGTTGGCGCAGCGTTCGTCCTGGTTCTCGGTATCGCTGGTGGCGTTGTTGCCACGTTCGAGGGCAATCCGCCAGTCAGCTACAGCGACAACCTGCCAAGCAACCCAACAGCTACCGCGTGCCGTGGGCACACTGGCCCAGATGTCGAGGTTGGCAAGACCTACTCGCGGGAACAATGCGACAAATGGTTCGTTGAGGATCTACGCAAGGCGGCACAGGGCGTCCAAGGCTGTGTTACCGCGCCGATGGCGCCTAACCAGCTCGCCGCCTATACATCCACCGCCTACAACATCGGAATCACCGCATTTTGCCGATCCAGCATCGCGCGGCTGGCTAACGCCAGTGACCGAGCCGGATCGTGCAAGGCCATCCTGCTGTACGTCTACGCTGGCGGTAAGAAGCTAGCCGGACTGGTGCGGCGCAGGCAGGCCGAATACGCCTTGTGTGTGAAGGACTAACCCCATGCTCCCAACATCGCTAGGCCAGCGTCGCTTGATTGGCTGGGGCATTGGCATTGCCGCTGGACTGTTGGCGTTGGGGTACATCACCGCGCCGCAATGGCTGGCTCTAGTGACCGGACTGTTCGGAAGCTAACCCATGCGCACCCTCGCCATCCTTGCCGCTGTAATGCTGGCAGGATGCGGGGCTGTGCCGCGCAAGACAACGCATCGGCTGACATTTGGCGATGGTGTGTGTAGCGCCACGGCGGTAGGCCGAAACACGATCCTAAGCGCCGCACACTGTTTCGAGGGCGCGCATAGCTTGTCCATCGATGGCGTGCCGGTCGAGGTCGCCAAGATTGTTTCCGATGGCTCCGATCACGTCCTGGTCACGGTATCGGCCACGTTCCAAGATGTCGCCAAGCGCGGACATTCGACACATGTCAGCGATCGCGTGCACTACTGGGGAAACCCGACTGGGTTGCATGACCTTTATCGCGAGGGCTACGTTGCTGGTGTCGCCATCATAGGTGGCAAGGCCGTGACGCTGATCGATTCCAACATTTTCTATGGCGACTCTGGCGCTGGTGTATTCGATGCCAGCAGCCGACTGATCGGTGTCGTGTCGGTCCTGTACCAGGACACCAATCGCGGCTACATCAAATTCATGGGCATGTATCCGCTGCGCTTCACAGCCAAGCAATGGGCGGAAGTGCAGTGATGTTGCAGACCGCCATGGTGCTGGTCGTCATCCTCTGCCTGCTGGCATCGTTCAGCGGCAATGGGCCGAGTGACTGCGAATGAGCCTGCGCGATTACCTGTGGATCGCACTGGTGGCCGCGATGGCGCTAGGCGCATGGAAGTTACACCACGACGGCTATGCCAGTGGTGTAGCGCACCAGGTCGCCAAGGACAGTGTCACACAGCTCAAGGCATCGGAGCAGGCGAGGGCAAAGGAGCTGGCGCAATCCGAGAAGTTCAACGCCATCGCCCAACAGTACGAGCAGGACAGAGCAGATGCACAAGCCAAGGCTGATCGGACTATCGCTGATCTGCGCGCTGGCAATCTCAGGCTGCGCGACCAATGGGCAACCCAGCGTCTCGCCACCGAAGTTGCCACCAGTGCCAGCCAGCCTAATGCAGCCACCAACGGGGGCGCAGGAATTGCGATCGATCTTTTTCG